GCAGTGTCTTCATCATTAATTGAATTCACTATAAATTCAGGAATCATTGAAAATCATCGCGTTTCAATATATCTATATTGTTGTGATGCTATGACGTTAAATATAGATCATGCTGACCAAAATGATGAAGAAGGAAGATTCGACATAAGGAATGACCAAGAAATGGCACATTACTTATTAATATGTTATTATAATACAGCCGAAATATTAGTCAACGAATTCATTGAAATCAGGGATAGTCTAGGGTTGAAATAAACACTCGACAAGAGAGAAAAGTAAAACATAGATTTTCATTGTGTAACCTAACTAATCAACTTTTTTCTTGCAACTAAAATTAGAATATGTCATTGAAATAAGCAATAGCAATAGCAATCACATCTTCCGAATAACACATCGCCTCATTCCAATATTAATTCAAATACTTCTTTTATATGTTTCACTGAATGAAATCTAATATTTTTAACAACAGGATTCTCTCGATTTTTTCCCATGAATTTATCAAAACAAGATTGATTTTCAAAAGGGAAAATGAATTCAGTAACCCCTGCTTTAATTCCTCCAAGTATTTTCAAATCCAATCCACCAATCTTGCGTATAGTTCCACCCATATCCATTTCACCCGTTATTCCAAAATAATGTTTGATTTTTCTCTCATTAAATAAACTATAAATCAATACACAAATAGTAGACAACGCAGAAGGACCGTCTTTTGGGGTAGAACAATCCCCACAATGAATATGTATGCCATATTTATTATATTTATGCGATAATACTTGTTGTGTATTTTTATCTGTTAAATTCCATGCCATTGTTAACGCAACTTGGACGGATTCTTTCATTACATCACCAAGAGAACCCGTCAATTTTAGTTCCAAGAATTTTCCACCACTACCACCAACTGCGTCATCACCACCCAAACAAGTAGGAAATGCTTGAATTTCAATGGGCAATACACCTCCCATGCCTACAGAATTCGCCCACAATCCATTGATAATTCCAACGCGAGATTCATCATGAATTGTATAACTCGTAATAGAAACACGGTCTTTTAAATAGTTGAGCGTCACATCGTCTTTTGTGACTAAAATGGGAAAATTCACAACACAATTATTTTTTAAAATCTCCAAGTTAATTTCAGAAATGATTTCAAACAACAATTCCTTTAATTTACGAACACCGGCTTCACACGTATATTCTTCAATAATACATTTTACAGCACCTTCCTCAAATAAAATCATATTCTCCAATCCATTTTTTTTGTAAATTTCTGGCAATAGATATTTATCAGAAATGACTATTTTATCTTCGAGAGAAAGGTTATTGAATTTAATACGATGAATGCGATCCAACAAAACTCGATCAATTAATTCAGGATCATTGTAGGATAAAATAAAGAGTGCCTTTGACAAATCCAGGTCTATTCCACTAAAATACTTGTCTTGAAAACAATCATTTTGTGTGCTATCTAATAAATGTGTTAAAATACCAATAATTTCGCGTCCATGTTCAGTTTTGCTGATTTTGTCTACTTCATCTATAAAAATAATGGGATTCATACATTGTTTGTCAATCAAAATTTGCACAATGCTTCCCCAACTAGAACCGACATATGTATAATTATGTCCATGTAACGTACTTCCATTAGAATCACCACCCATTTGTAGCATCGCAAATGGACGACTTATTCCATTTTCATCTTTCAAACAATTAGACAACCCATATTTTGCTAGAGATGTTTTTCCAATTCCGGGCGCACCTTCAAAACCAAAACAATATCCAGACATCTCTCCATTAATCCATTGTCCAATAATGCGTTCTATTTGTTTTTTCGCATTTGTGTGTCCATAAACAGAGTTATTTAATGTCGGGGTTATATTATTTATATAAGATTGAATTGTTGACAAGTCTTTTTGTATTATATCAATTTCCATTGTACGAGAGAAATCAGGCAATTTACAAAACACTTCTTGATACATTTTTTGGTCTTTAGAAACTTCTTCTATAATACATTGTTTTAATGCGGACTTCGTTTTGCCTTTGCCAGAATACGATATTTTTTTACCAGTTATAGATAACGCATTCATTTTTATAATCAATTGTATTAATTTCGGCTTTTCATAAGCATAAATTATACATTTAAAAGCATCCAAATTATTCTCATTTAATTGAATGTATTTCATAATTTCAAGATTCGTATATTTTTTTCTCTCCTCATTCTTTTTACAAGAAACATTGTAATATTTATCGCGAATTGATTCCATTACCCATAAAATGGGTTCTCTCTTGTAAATGGAAAAGGGTATCTTTAATAATCCTTCTAAATATTGTCGTGCTTTTGAACCATTGTCATCCTGTTTGTTTTTTATCTCTTTTAATTTTGTAAATGCCTTTTCTTTCACAACATTAGTCGTTTTTAATAAAGAAATTTGGTGTTCTAATGGTATTTTCATTTCTAACAATGAATCGTTTTTATAATAATTCATTGGTTTCACTAATTGTTTTTTTATATACCAAGGAAAATGTTCAAATATTAATTCTTGGTCATTTACATTTACATCATTTGAGAGAAGGTCGTATAATAAATATGCCAATTGTTGGTGTTCGTAATTATCATTATCAAGTAACAATTGAATTAATAATTCGCGTTTCATAAACAAATCTGATGTGTTAAATTCCTTTACAATGTTGGAAATAGTGTGCTGAGATATTTGTTTTATTTTACTCATATATCCAGCATATTTATTATACACATTATTACAATCATTATAAATTAAAAAATCTTTTAAAGACAGCCCTGACATAAAATTGGGGAATGATTTTTTGTGAAAACCCGAATCTTCAGGCAAATGACAAACAATGTCTTTTTGTTTCAATAAAATATATTCATTGTTTAAAAATTCAATCATTACATTATCCAATATTCCTGTAATAATCATGTTTTGGGTTGATACTTTTATACCTGACAATTTAAGGTGAAACTGTTTTGTATTTATATCAGAACAAACAATCGTGTCTATTTTTTCTGGTTTTATTATATAACTAGTTGGATGAAAATATGTTTTCAATAATTCGTATTTGGGATCAAATATAATTGTTGTGCCAAAACAAATCATTAATAAATCTTCAAATAAATGAGTGCCATATTTTTTTATCACAATAGACAAGTCATTGTTAATTTCTTGCAAAGAATTCACGGTTTCAAGATCATCCTTATTTTTCTCTAATTGTTTCAGTTTATCATTCACTTTAAAGAGTGAATTAATTGCCTCTGTAATTTCAATGTTAAAGATAGATCCTGTTTTATTAATATGCAATAATGTATTTTGTATAACATTTTGATAAAAATTTATTTTATTTATTATTTGAATATTTTTTGTGATTTTCATATATATTAACTTAGGATTAAATCTAAATTATTATGTTACAATTACAAATACACTTTTACTAAAATGATGTTACAATCAATTACAACGCACTTTTACTAAAATGATGTTACAATCAATTACAACGCACTTTTACTAAAATTATTATATTATAAATTAGTATAGTAAATGAGCAATAAATCGAAAATATTAAGTATTTATAATCCATCAGAAATTTTAAAGTATTTAACATTTTATTCACCAATCATTTTAATCATCGGAATAGTATCATTGTCATTTATATTTCAAAATTTTAAAGGGATTTTCTATTTGGGGGTAATGTTATTGATTGTATTGTGTAGAGAATTCATTTATACGAAATTTATGACTTCTGAAGCAGAACAAAATAAAAGCCAAGGACAAGAAAATATAAATAGTGATATTCCTACACCAGTTGGTGGAAAAAAACGATATAAAGGAGGAGACTCGACGCAGGCATCTGAAGATTGCACAAGTGTGTTATATAGTTCAAATTTGAAAAGCAATGGTTCTTACAGTGCATTTATTTTTTCATTTACATTAATGTATATTTTTCTTCCAATGTTTATAAATCAAAATATAAACGCATGGATGCTTTTCGGATTATCTTTATATTTTATTGTTGACACCATTGTCAAACAACAAAGCGGATGTGTTGAACCATCCAATGTATTTGTAAATGTATTAATCGGATTCGCGTTGAGCGCAGTGTTAGTATGCGTAATGATAAACTCGCCTGGATTAAGCAATCTATTATTTTTTAACGATTTTTCTAGTAACAAAGAAATATGTACAATGCCTAAAAAACAAACATTTAAATGTGCCGTTTATAAAAACGGGGAATTAATCGGCAGTTCAACCACATAAGATGAAACGAAGTTTCATTTAAACCGAAGTTTCATTTAAACCGGCGAACCCCATTTAAAGTCTTCAAGGGTTTAAATATTTTTTATTTATTGTTAACCACTGGTCGAATTGAGACATTACTAGGGTTCGTTGAAATGTATCACTCATTAATTTCATATTTCTAGATGATTTATAATTCATTTTAAAATTATAAATTACCGCGGATAAATTCGCGTGGCTATATTTATCCAATTCGTCTATTGAAAATAATGCTTTTTTTTTTCGAAGGTTTACAGAATTATGGAAGATGAATAATATTTGTTTCAAGTCTGTTTTACCATTAATCCTTGATATATTTACATTTGCTAAATTACTTGTCGCATGACTAGCACAATCCGGACAAGGTAAAAATTTACATATATTTTTTATTTGATAAAATAATTCACGACACAATCTTGTGTTATCCGGTTCTTTTATTTTTTCTACAATAGTGTGAAATAATAACCATACAGCAGGACCCCATTTATTGATTGACATTTAATTAATATAAAGATATTTTTTTAAAAATATTAATCATTATGAATTATAATATAGAAAATGGTCTCAATTTTTATGAGACATTAAAACAATCAATCGCTTCGCATGACAGCGAAAAAAATGAACAAGAAGGCATTTGTCCAATATCAAATACTCCGCTTGAAACATATTTTTTTACATTTGAATGTGGGCATAAATTTAATTACGCACCACTATTTAAGGATTTATATAATCATAAAAAAAAATATAATTTTATGGAAGGTGTCAGAGGACATTTGAATATGAATGAAATAAGATGCCCTTTTTGCCGTAAAAAACAAAATGGATTGTTACCATATTATTCAGAGTTGCCGTTTGAAAAAGTTCATGGTGTGAATTA